ATTAATATTATAAGCAAAATATAATTGAACTATTGGTGTCAATGGGGATGTTCTCAAATCACCAAAAGCACTCAAAGGGTCGCTAATATGGGTTCTTAAATGTCCCTCAACATCCACGGGAACATTTCTAAAGTTGCCCGCTGGGTCTTCACCCATAATTGCAGATCTAACTAGATCAACATCCACTTGATTATTAATAGTCTGGTCTAAAGTAGATGTTAAACCCTTTGATTGTGCTGTATGGTATTTAGTTGATAATCTAAATTCGCCTTGTGGAGTTGCCCCGTTGGTGTATCTAACTCTGAAAAATTTAGTGATTGGAATGACTGTAAACGCACCACCAAACGCAGTCTGTGAAGCGTTGGCAATCATTGTCATATCTTTTATTCTATCCCAGTTTTCACCATCCATTGAAAATTGTAATTCTAAACCATTTGTGGCACTTGCCACGTCACTGTGTACGGCAACTGTGATTAAACTGTATTCCTCAACGTCCTCGGCATTTCCTGTAAAAGTTGCTCCAGCCCCTAACAATGTGCCATTGATGCTGGAATTAACTTCCGATATTCTAGCAAGTGACATTTAAACCTCGTCTTTTTTAGCTTTTTTCTTTTTTGGAGCTTCTTTTTTTGGCTTTTCGCCTTCTAATTTAAAATCTTTGTATTTCTCTGCATCGCATTCATTACATACGATCTTTTGACCTTTTGAATTAACTAAAGTCACTGTTTCAACAATATGTCTATTAATCATAATAAGCCTTTAAAAAATGAATAAGGGGCTTAAGCCCCTTTTATGTGTATTAACCTGCGATTCTTACTGCGTGTTCTGGATTGACAGCTTTCACACCAAATAAAATGTCGTACTCGAAAAGAGTTTGTTTATTTTGACGTGAAACCTCTAATCTAAACGGAATACCTGTTACAGGGTCAACCGCTGTTAAGATTTGATTTCCAGAAGTTACAGCAGGCGCGCCTAGTGATCTAATCGCTAAAGCAAATGCATTTTTTTGGAATGCTAAGTTTACAACATGGTCAGTTTTGATAGTCAATACTGCGTCATCAGCCCATGCAACTTTCGCAGCTGGTGAAAATGTCAATCCAGTGATAGCATTTCCTGAAGCTGTTACAGTGTTAGTAGCTGTATACGTTTGAGTATCGCCCGCAACTGTGAAGATATCACCTTGCACAATAGTACCAGTCAAAGAAGTGTCATCTAAGTTAATAGAAGTGTCACCAACTTGAACAGAAGCATTATTAATTAAAGCATCATTATCGCCAGTTGTTCCAGATAATGTTCCATGTGTATGAGTTGGGATATTTTGGTTCATGTACCACTCGAAACCAAATTTTCTACCCATTACACCCTCACGGATTACGGATTCGTCCGCTGATTGAGAAACATCTCTGAAAGCTGCTAATTGCTCAACGTTTTCCTGTGCAAATTCGTCGATGAACATCTTTCTATCTGTTACAGGTGCTAAATTAGTTGAAAGTTTTCTTTTAGCTTCTGAGATTAAAGAAGTGTCAGAAGCGAAAGGAGTTGTTCCCGCTGTTCCTGAGTACTCATATACATCCTTATATTCGGCCAAAAGCTTAGTATCAACATCATTCGCAAGAGCTTTTAACGATTCACTTGCTTGTAAAGGAATTGTTCCTACTCCATCGGCAATTTCAGCCATTTGTTTATCTGTAAGATAGAAAGAACATTTTCTCCACTGATTTAACGTTAATGTAACATTGGTAAGCGTAGAATCTTCCCCAGATAACGGAGTATTAGAAGGTGAAACGTCCGAAACTGTTCTTGAATCGCCTTTTGTGAAACTGATAGTGTCACCTTTTTGGGCAACTTGAGCAGAAAAGTCCGTTTGAACGTTTCTTGGTGTTTGTGCATTTTCTCTAAATGCTAAAATAGATTGAGCAAAGATTTTGTCAACCACGGCACTAGTTAAAGTATTAGCCATTTTTTTTCTCCGGTTTTATTAACCGCTTACAACCTTTTCACCTCTTGCAATGGCTTCTAAATTAGCGCCAAAGTCAGAACGTGAAACAGTCCTAGACGGTTCGTTTTGGTTTAATGAGTTTTGTTCACCACTTCCACCCGCATTTTGTATAACTTGTAGATGTGGATTTTTTTCAACAAATGAAGATACACCCTCGCTTATTGAATTATAATTAGTTTCGCCATCAGAAAAAATAAATCCATCATTTTCAACTTTGATTTTTTTCTCTAAAGAATCTTTCACGAATGGTAAAAGGTCTTTAGAAACGTTTGAATTATTCAAAGCATTAATTAATTCATTGTCTCTTTTAGCGTTCATGGCCTCAGTAGCTTTTTGAGCGGCTAATTTTTTTGATTCTGATAATTCCTCCTGAATATTGTTAACTGTGAATTGTAATTTTTCCAATTCAGTCATTGAGCTTTTAGCTTTTTCCTCTTTGGATTTAACTAAATTAGTCAATTGCTCCACAATATTTTGTTCCTTATCTAATCCTAAATTTTCACTAAGTGAATTAAGCGTGCCTGACAATTCAGAATTTTTTTGTCTGCGTTGCTTACTCTCTTCGTTCAACTCTGTAAATTTACCACTAATTAAATTAAATGCATCTTCACCAAGATCACTTTTAACTTTGTTTAAAACTTCTTGTAAGTCCATGTTTTTTCCTTTTCTAAGGTTTTATATCCCCAAAACTTCGGAGATGGTTTATATATCTTTAAATATACTATTTTATGTCGTTTTCAACAATTCTGGTCTTAATTTCTTTCGGTTTTTCAAAGCCTCTAACTGCTTTCATATAAGAAATCTTACCATTATTAAAATCTTTCCTATTTTTCTCACCCATTAATAGTGATTTTTGCTTTTCAGGTAGCCTTTTAATTTGTCCAATACCATTTTTTAATTTAAAATCTCTCGGGTCCGCATCACCTTTATAAACTGGTATCAAATAACATCTGCAATTAGGGTGAGCTGGTTGTTGTGGTATTCTACCCTTTGGAAATACACCCTTTCCCATTCCAAAATTTGTATTTGCGTATACATCACATTGATCGTAAACCTCTTGGTGACCGTTTGATAATTTCCACTTGTAGCCAACTACATCGTCATCGTTTTTGTGTTTTAAATGAAATCCCTCAGTCCAGGCCCGTCCAACCTCAGTACGTGAAATTCTTTCTGCTACATAGCGCGCCTTTTCGTCAATCGCTTTATTGATTGTTCTTGCGATTTTCTTTTTGTCTTGCTCTTCAAAAGCATCTAAGAATTTTAAATAAGCCTTTTTGGTCCTGGTCAGGTTCCCCCGTGTAAGTTCCCGCCTAAGTTTCTTAACTTCTTTTAAAGTCTTTTCATCCCTTGTTGATCTGCTAAGCCTTGCAATACTTTTTCTTATTGGGTCGCTGTCAATCTCGCCCTTTCTAACTCTATCCCTAACATTTTTAATAATCTTTTTGATTGAGTCACCTTCACGAATAATGGTTGTTATGTCATTGGCAACCGCTCTTTTAACTCTATTTGTTGCTCTTTGAATCCTTTTTGATGCCGTGATTCCATCTTCAACCCAGGAACGTGTATAAATCTTTTTACCGATCGTTTCAGCGTCTGGAGTTCCAATAAATCCACCATAACCAAGTTCAACGGCTTTAACAATATTCTTTTGAATCAATACTTCCATTATGGCTGCATATTCGCCAGTTTCAAACAAACCAACAATAAACGACCTTAATTTAGGATCGTCTAAGTTTTTATTTATTTCATCAATTGTTTTTTTAGAAAATTCTGAATAACTTGAGTCAAACTCTTTTTCAATTTCTTCTGTCTGCTCTTCCTTATTCGATCGGTTCGACATCGTCTATAAAATTATTCGGGTTTGTCTCTTCCACTTTCGCTTGTTCATCTATTGATTCTTGAATTTCTTCCATCGTATCTTTACCAACATATTGAAAAGCATTATAAACAGAAATCTTTTTAACATGAGCGTTTCCAACCGGACCAAGATTCATTTCCATTAGATCTATGGCTTTTTGAATTTCTTTTTCTGCATCAATGAAAGTAAATTTTCTAGTGTATGAAACTTCAACCTCTTCACCACCACCAAAATATAATTGAATCATTTTCCAAACTTGATTCTCCATATTTTCAGCACTCAAAGCGCGTCCACTTAATACAGTTTCGGTTTTCTCATAATCCCAACGTTTAGATTCACCACTCGTTTGAGATTGACTTTTAATAATAGCTAAGTTTGACATATCATACATTGTCACGACTAATCGAGCCATGTTTTCAATCAAAATCTTTATAGGCTCAACTGGTGGAGAAATATATGCCGGTCCTTTACTAGCTTTCGGGTCAAATACTAAAGCGTTTGATGTTCCTAATGTTTCTTGATCCTTACTGCTAGTTTTGGGAAGCGTTAAAACTGCGTACATTTGGTTATCTTCTTGTTCTTGAACATTAGAGGTCAAATTATATAATCTATGTGCAGCCTTCGCCACTTGGAAAAAGTCTGAAATTGGGTTTAAATCATCTGAATCCGTACCGTAATATTGAATTATCGGGATAACACCCAATTTATTATCTCCGTCATCTTGAATATCACCTTTTTCAGATTCAACCCACCACTTTTCACGGGTCCAGGTCTTCCAGGTTTTCAACTCTTCACCGTTGACCATTCTTTTGGTATAGTATCTGATTTTTAAAAGGTTTCCAAACTTGTCATACTCTGTTTTATCTTCATCAACTCGATTTTTCGTAATTAAAACTAAATACGGCAAATCTCTATTTTCTATGGCTGAGGCTTTGTTAGTATCGGGATTAACAGAGTTTTCAACTAATATATATGTTTTACCCTGCAAAGTTGCTTCCCTGGTGGCACGTTTGAAAAACACGTTTGCTGAATTGCCTTTTTTATCTATATCTTTTTCTATTCTTGATAATATATCACTTTGAATGTCTCTTTGTGGTTCTGTTTTATACAAACTATCAACATGAGCGTTAATTATTGGTTTGAAAACGTTCAAATACCAAGCATTATTTTTTCTTGTTTGGTATCTTTGCCCGCGCTCCCTCCAATGTGGAACAATATACTCACCACTTTTAAAACCATCAGAACCATTAAAAGCATGGTCTAATATTTCATAATCTGTCAGGGTTGCAAAATCTATATTTCCTACTACGGTATCATCTAAAGCCATTTTTTAAGCCCAATCTAAATCAACTGAATCAATATCCACTCTTTCATGATCTCTTGAATGTATTCCGTACCTTAAAGCGTCCATAGAGTGATCATTAAATTTTACGGGTTTGTCAAGTACATTCCCGTCTTTATCTTCTTTAAATTTATAAAATTTAATCTCTTTGTGTAAGTCGGTCGAGTCTTTAGTGATAAAAAGTTTATACCCTTTTACCGTTTTTATGCCATGTTCAACCGCTTTTGATGCTGGTTTAATATTAAATCCAGCTCGATAAATCTCTTCAATACTCTTTGGCTCGGCTGCATCTGCGTAAATCTCATTATTTCTTAAGTCTAATTCTGGATATTTTTCATCTAATTCACTTAATACAGCTTTTAAATCATCATTAGTCAAACCTTTCTCATAAATCAATTGTTTAACGTAACAATGATTTTCTTTAAATGCGCACTGAACCAAGCTGGTAGGCACATTAAAACCAAAGTCGAGACCAAAAACAACTTCGTCAATATTACTAGGTATTTCATCGCATAATTCCCAATTTGTATAAATAGTTGCACCGCTTGAACCTCTTTCGCCTAATCCGTAAACTTTCCAATAAACGGGGTCCTCTTCTTTTAGACGTTCAATTTCTTTAACAAGTTCCACAGGTAAGAACGGATTATCTAAATAAGTTGATTTTATAAAACAAACATCATTACGAGTCAATATTTTATCATAAATCCAATGATACTCATCAGAAGGATTGTAATCTAATAATATTTTACCTGTGGTTCTGAATAATAATTGTTTAAAATCCTCATAACTAAGCTCATTAGCTTCATTAATAAATAACCAATCTCTTTTACGTCCTCTAATCTTCTGCGGGTCATCAACCGCTAAAAACTCTATCAAGTTCCCAGCAAAGTTAATAAAATTATCCGTTTTATTATGGTTGTTCGGATCGTACCATTTATGAGTATTCATCACCTCGATAAAATCTCTTAAAACTGAGGCTTTAATTGAAGGAGTTGTCTTCCTAACCACTGATAATACTTTATTTTGGCCGTAATGCTTTTGCAAAAGAACTAAAAACATTTGTGAAGCCGAATAAGTTTTACTGGACCTGGTGCCCCCCTGAGACACGATTATTTTATATTTCGGATCATGCCAGGCATCCCAAAGTTGTTCGAATACAGGTGTAACTTTAAGATTTATCATTAATTTGAATTATCTCACTTAAAGGTTTATTGTATTGAGGAACCATTTTACGATAAACTTTATTTAATCGTTTCATTTCTTTTCGTCGTTGTGACCTGTTGAGACCTTCTTTTTTCAGTTCTTGCAATATCTCTTGATCTAATGATTTAATTCGTTTCATCTCTTCCCCTAACCACTTCTATTTTTATTTCATTATTCATTTTTTCACCGCCAGACGTTAAATCAACCCTTTCTAAATATTGCCCCGTCATTTTATTGTATTGAGTTAACATTTTATCAAAAATATTTTTCTCTTTTGGGTCTGTTGAATCGGCAGTTTGCAATAAAACTTTTTTAATCTTTTGTAAAACCAATTCTTTAGGCAAACCAAGCTCAGCAAACATTTGAGCCGTCGTTAATTGCCTTTCTTTATCAATTAGGGGCTTAATTGCCCCTTTTACCCATTTTTCCTCTTTTGCTCTTTTTCTTATGGCCGGATCTGAGATTTGATACTTTTCTGATAATTCTATATAACTAAAATTACCCGTTTCATAGTCTGCCTTTACGTCTGACCACGTATCTAAATCATACATATACTAACCTTTAGCCTTAATTTTTTTGTCCAAATTCGGGTTCTTAGGGGTATCAACGTAACCCTCGTATTGTGGTTCAGCTAAAAAGTGTTTAGCCTCTTCATAATATGGGTTTGATTTACGAATCCCAGCGAAAACAGTATTTAAGATAATTTTAAGATCTGAAATTGTTTTAACTTTATCCCAAAGAATTGGAGCAATCATTTTTGAATCGTCTGTTTCTTGTTCTAGTGCAGCAGCCACCCCTTCGGAGCAGTCTTTCACTATTTCTGCATCTTCAATATTTTCTTTAACCATTTTTCATTGCTTCCATTTCTGCGGTTTTGTCTCGGTTTTTAGCTTTTTCATTATCGTAGTTATCGCCGAATCGAGCGTGTAATTTTTTAGCGTTTGCATTTATTACTTCAATCTCAGTGAATCCGAATTTTTTAAACATAACCAATAGGTTGTAATAAATTCGAGCGTATGTTTTTTTGATGTCTTCAGCATCCACGCTTTTACCATAGAAATAATTTTTCTTGTGATAATCTGCAATTTTAGCGATTTCTATAATAATATTTGCATCACCTAGACCTTTGATAGTTTTAGGTGTGTATCCTAAATCGATGTCATCCAGATTAATTTCATAAGCATCCACACCCTGGAATAGGAAATAATAAACGTCGCCCAATTCTTCCAGGATGTTTGTTCTATCATTATTCATGTCTGCCTCTACTAATTCACCAAAGTCAGAAATCAAACCTAACAGGGAATGAAATTTTAATTCCTCTGGTTTGTTTTTGTCTTGGTTTTCGTATTTTTTAACCACTTCTTTTATGTATTGTTCATGTATTTTATTCATCATATACCTTTCTTAAATATCTAATTCAAAATGAACTAAATCGTTAAATGTTTGATCGTTTAAATCGTTGTCTTTGTCCCAATCACCACCCCAGCGAATAGGAATGTCTAAAATTTCTGAAACTGCTTTGACAATTCCACCAAAATAATAAAATCTTTTGATGTCGTTAAAATCAATCGGGTAAGGTGCAACATCAATTGCAAAAGATGGATTTATACAATGTTTTGATTTTAATGTTTTAGTTTTACCATTTTCAAATAAATCTTTTTGCCTATCGTACGATCTATGACCTTCGATTACAGTGCAGTCACAAATCTGTAAAACCTTATTGAATAATACTTGTAAATCTTTATGTACAGAATTTAGTTTATCCTGGCTTTGTGTTGACCATTTATTCATTTACAAGCTACTCCCGTATAAATTAGATTACAATCAAGCCCTGTTCTACATTCTTCCTTAAACACTTCTTTTATTCCTTCTTTGATACTGATTTTATTTAAACCTAGTGAAAATATTTCAACAATGTACGTTTGTCCACATGAGAATTTTGTTTTGTATGAAGTTTCTTTATCTGTGTACTCCATCCTATCATAACCTGCTGCATCAACAAATTTAACTCTCGTTAATCCTTCGACCTCAGTTATTTCAATTGAAATATCAGTTTGCGCGACAACATCTGTTGCGAGTAGATTACTTTTGCAGCTAACCAATAGTAAAAATAATATACTAATATATTTCACCATCATAACCCCCATTGTTAACTAGATCATTAAAAAGCTGTGTGTGTATGCTTCCAGCAGTACCCGCTTTTTTTCTTGCAATATATGTATTATATATACAATCTGGTATTTTAATATACCTGTTTGTGGCCTTTATTTCATCTTTTTTGACTCTGGCATTGGATTCCCTATCCATTTGATGCCCTCCTTTGTTTTAACTACATCAATGTGATGATTGATTGCAGGTTTAATGTAAATATCTAATCTTCTAGTTTTCAGATCGTAATAATCTTTTACGGTGAATCCATCTTTTTTCAATGCTGTGATAAATTCACTAATTCCAAAATCTTTCCCTCTTCCATACGGCTCGATTGTAACCCTTGTTTGCGTCTCTTCTACAACTTCAATCATTTATGCCCATGATTTTATTAGCGCTGAAATATTCCGGCCCCTGATTGTATTCGTATTCAAACGATAAGTTAAAAGGAACGTTATTTGATGGATTGGAAAAATAAAATCCATAATGAAGTTCATTTTTGAAATAATAGTGACCAAATTTTAAAACATATGACCTACCATTTTGTTTATCAACCCAAACATCGCCAATATTCCAGAGAACATCATTAGAAGCATACACATTTGTGCCCTTAACCATTTGTTTACCAATTTTGCTATTCATCGCAGCACTCACAATCATCTAATTCATTTCCGCAATCGCAACAAGCTTCTTCATCTGGAAAGAAATCCTCTGGACTTAAATTATCATGCTTCCTTTGCGCTCTGCTAAAATCTCTATCGTTCATCATATACCCTTAGTGTTTATAATATATAAATATATCATTTTGAATATATATTTCAATATATAAAATCAATTTAATTTTTTTTGTGCTCAATATCATCCGTTTGTTACAATGTTACAAAATTTAAGGAAACTTTTTAAAACGCCCTCTATTTATCATATTTAATTATGCATATACATAATGCCTTTTTATACTTTTTTATATACTTTCTATATATTTTGTAACATTGTAACAGTAATATATAAGTATATATAATATAAAGAGTTACAGTGTTACAAAAGTGTTACAACTCTGTTACGAAATCAGCTGTTTTCAATATATTGTAACATATCATAATATATCAATATATATCAATATAAATATTATACATTTTTGTAATTTTCATTTGTAACATTGTTACAAAATTCATGCGTTTTTGTAACATTTTGTAACAGGCATTTTCGGAAGTGATTTGGTGATCAATGAGGGTATAAAAAAAGAAGTCGCAATTTCCAGCCGAGACTTCTTTTTTTACTTAGTTAAACCTTGATAGGTTATTATAAAGTATAGTAAATCTTTTTGAACTCTGGAAATGATTTAACAATAAACGCTATTTTTCGATCTTTATTAAGTTGTTTTATTCTGTATTCTTGTAGCGCGCTGAGTCGATCTTTACCGTACTTTATCTCAAAGTAATAGGTTATACCGTTTTTAACAATCATGGTGTCAGGCCATCCGCTGACGCTCATGGTTATAAGATTATTATATGGTATAGCTTTTTCCTTGCAGAATCTACAAATTGCCGACGATATGTTACCAGCTTTCAAATTAATATCCTATAGGTCGTTTATTG